GTACTACATTATACCCGTGTCGGCTGCTGGTAACAGCATCTCCTCCGCTGTTCTCTTTCCGGCAGGGAAGGGCAGGGGAAACATTATGATGTGCAAATGGGAGAAATATAAAGATGGGTGGAAGAGTATTTAAGAACAAGTTCCCGAAGTGTTGGATAGGCAAGCGGGTTGAGGTTGAATGGCTAGACCCCGCTGGTTATGTTCAGAGCGAACTGTCCAAGGTTAAGCCCTGTATGTGTGTAACCAGCGGAGTCCTTTCCTCCGTGCAGGAGGAGTTTATTATCATCACCTCAAGCCACTATAAGGATAATGAGAAAGACCCAATCGTGGATGCCACCGCAATCACGAAAGGGTGTGTAATGCGTATCACTCAAGACTGACTGACGCTAGTTTGTTAATCAGCATAGTACGCTTCTTGCGTAGCGCAAAATACTCCTTCTTAATATCGCCATCATCCCAGTGGTAATCTCCCCCAGCACACTCACCCCTGTGCTGGAGACACTTGGCAATCTTTACTTCAATAGCTTCAAGCACCCTCTGCATTTCCCATATAGTGATTGGTTTCCGGACAGGTCTGGTTATATCAAACAACATTTTCAAACTCCTTCCTCTTGCGGGCAACCTCCCTCTGGCGGTGCATCCCCCTGAACTCACTGAAGTATCCCTCCGCATCCCTTATGCACTGGGAGTATCCTTTGGGCAGGTTAAGTTCCAGTTCATTCTCAATCTTCTTGTAGCCGTGCAGCGCGGTTCCATGTGTGCGTCCCCCAAAAGCCGCTGCAATTTTGGGGTAGGACATGAAGCTGCCCGACTTCAATAGCCAGTAGGACGTTTGCCTTGCCATCACAATTCGCTCGGCGGCTCTTTGGGGGGCGGTAATATCCTCTGCCTCAACCCCGAATGCGATTGATGATGCCACTACCGCCATGCGAGCCAGAGTCATCTCCGATTCATTGAGTTTAATTAGTTTCTTTTTCTCTTTCATAATTCCTCTTTCTTTTAATCAACCCCCTCCCCGCAACCACAGTATAAACAAAGCAGGGAAAGGGTTGGGTACTGTTTAGTACCTAATTAAAACGGTGACTCACTACCGTCAGAGGTAGCGGGAACACCCTTCTGAATGGCGAGTCCAACCCGTGTCGTGCCTTGCTGGTCTTCTTCAGTCCAGCCGGACAGGAACAAGCTAACCTTGCCTTCATGGTCAGCAGCGTCTTTAAGGAGTGCGAGGTCGAGTTCAACAATCTTGCCCTTGAAGTCAGGGTCGTTACTCCCTTCACGCTTGCGTTCGTTCTTATACAGCCAGCCCTTCTTTGCGACCTTACTGTAATCCAGTTTTACTTTTGGTTTTGTTTCTTCAGCCATATTACTATTTCTCTTTTAGCTTCTCTCTGACCCCGCTTGCCCACCCCTCTACTGCATCCGCAATAGAGAGTAGCCGCTTACTAACGGCTGGGTTGTTAATCGGTTCATCGAGATTGATGTGCTTCATCAGTTCCAGTTGCCCGGCAACCGAGAAGCCAAATTGTTTTATTGCTGTGCAGGTTTCTTTCCTACCACACCAGCGGCAGTAGTCGCACGGCCAAGGTGAGCGGGTCGGGTCTTCAACCGAATCAACAATCGCGTACACAATGTCCTCCGCTTCCTCTATCGTGATGTCAAACTTATCCACCTTCTTGTACTTGGAATAAACCAAGTGGCAGGTCAGCTTCTTATCACCAAACTTCTGCATCACGCCCAATGCGTAAGCTGCCATCTGCTGCTTGTAGTCACGCACCATCCCCGTCTTCAAGTCAAAGAGATGGCCCTTGCAGTAAGCGTCCATACTGCCGAATGAAACCTCCTCGCCATCCCTCATAATAGAAACCCGCTGCTCAGAGATTAGTTTCTTCCTGCCCGCTACGGATAGGATGTAGCCCGCAGCCCAAACAATCTCATCGGGGTAATCTTTAATCGGCATTAGACTTCAGCCTTCCATGCTGTCTTGAGCTTCTTCTCAAGCAACTCGCGCAGGGTTGTGTCAGTGCTACGGGTGATGCCGGTGAGGGCGCAACTCACCTCACTCCTGCTTGCCTTCGGGTCATGCAGAACCATCCGCGCTATCTCTTCCCATTCCGATTGTTTTATTTTGTCTGTCATGGTCTTATCTCCTCCTTGGGGACAGCGAACTGTCGCAGTTGTGATTGGTTCAGGGCGTACCCTTTGCCGTGTCCCAAGTCTATAATGTTTTCCTCTTTCAATAGCTCCTCTGCACTTGCATACCCAGCCAGCTTGTATGTCGGACACTGCCCAACCATCAACACATAGTAGTCGGCATCATCCGGTGTCTTCTTGAGAGTAGCCAGCAACTTCCCGTTCTCATACTTTGTAACCTTAACATCTATGCGTTCCCCCGCCCTGCCATCCACATCCCAGCCCCCCTTGCGTGGGCCGATGGTCAGGTCAGGCCAGTAGTTAAAGTGTTTACAAAACGCCATCTCCGATGCCATCCCTTCCAAGTCTGTCTCGTGGTCTGATTGCTCTCCCATCTTCCGGTTGGTCACACCCGCCGCACGGGCCACATTAAATCTCATCGCTGCCAGCATTTGTGCAGTTGCAACCTCCGCAGAATCGAGAGTGATAGTCATGTCGAGAGCAACTTATAAATCATAAACATAATCCCACACAGCAGTAGAAAGTCTATCGCTAGTGAGAGGTTACGTTTCATGTTAGTCTTCATCCTCCAGTGAGGCTCGTAATTTGCCACACTCCCTACGCAGTGCTTCGTTCTCTTCTGCCAGTAGGGAACACCTCCGCTTCATGCTCTGGATGTAGAACCATAAGTCCGTCACCTCGTACTCCAAGTCTTCCCACTGCACACGAAAGTCAAGGTTGCCTCCATGCTCCTTCTGACCAGCATCGAACTTGGGTGCTGCTACGCTGTTGTATCTGTCAATGGCAGCGTCTCTTATTTCTGATGGAGTCCTAGAGTTCATTGTTATTCCTTTGCTAAAGCCTTAACTTCCTTTACGAGTTTGGTACTGCACAGTATCTCCTCTAGTTTCTCATGCAGCTTGGTTCCTCTGATTGCTGCTTGCCCCACCGTATCCGATGACTTATAGCACGGACACTTTGCCAGTGCTGGCAACGATGACGGCGGGAAGTCGGGGTGGTGCGCTCTGTCGCTGTGGTTAATGTCTTTCATATTCTGTGACGCCTCAGCTTCTCGCCCATACCCTTGTAATAGCTTTTCTTTGTCTCTAGCTTATCAATCAACTCATCCCAACTTAACCACTTAGCCTTCTTGTCATGCCTTCCATGAATCAGTTTCGACTTGAGCTTGACTTGAGGCCAGAAGCAATCGACAGCATAGGACACTGTTGCTGGGAGCTTCAGGTACTCAGCCGTGGAGGGGTCGTCCCACTCGTCCACCGCAAAGAGCAACTCCTGTACCGTTCTCCCGCCAATCACGCAGAACTGACCGTTGGGCCACCGGACAAGGATGTGCTTTATTGACCTGAAGTGGTCGGGGTGGTCGCATTTAGTAGCTCCTATATTCTTCATAGTTCTCCTTTGTTAAGTGGTGAACGAGCGGCTCACGGCGTAGCCGAGTTGAGCATTGGTTTGCCGAACATCCCAACGCTAAGAGCTTGGCTATCTTTGCCGCCCGTTCACCATGTTAATCATTTGATGAATCCATCAGCAGCATCTTGTGCTGCCAACACCTTCAGTTCGTCAACCGATGCAACGCCACCCTTGGGCTTGTAGTTGCTGCGCTTGTTAACTTTAGCTTCCACATTCTTTTCACCGACAGCTTTGTTGCCGTCATCGTCAGGCTCGTCCGTTGCCAGACAGCAGATGCTTTGCAGTGAGTAACGTCGAGCGTAGGTCATTGCTGACCCCAGCGATTGCATATCACCACGCTTGTATTCCAAAGGCATCACACTCCTAATGGACTGGTCACCGTAGAGCAGAGTAGTCACGAGGATTGTCTGCGGTGGGACGATGATGGGGTCTCTGTCTGGTGGGTTCTTCGTCACCTCCGGTGTGTACTCAACGGTTTGCGTCACGGCGATGCCGAACTTGTTGAGTGTGTTACGACAGGCTTCAATCACCTCATCTAGCCCCGCATACTTCGACTTGAAGTAGGGGTTGTCAGCGGATTTAATCGCTTTCTTTAGCTCCATCTGCGCCTTCGCAAGCACGGCTGGTAACTTATCATTCTCACTGTTCTGTTTATTTGGCATTGTTCTTTCTTTCTTTTATCAGTTCAAAGAAGGTTGGCGCGAGCATCGTCACCATCCACGGCCCCCCGTTCTTACGATGGGCAACCACTGGCGGCTTCTCCCCGCACTCTCCTTCCGCTTGTTTCATTGCACTATCTAACTGGAGTCTCTCCACCCTCTTCACCTCAAAATGATAGGGTAAGTCAGTCACCACATCAGGGCTATCCGGTGAACCGGAGAATTGCTGGCCTCGTCTAGCTTCGTACCCGTGCGAGCGGATGACATCCCGCCACTCCAACTCGCCACGCTTTCCTTTGTCTCTACTGTTCATGGTACTGTTCGGGATTGTGAGGCGGGCTGCACCGCAAGGAGGTCTGGGGAAGGAATCCCCAAGAGGGCGGTGCAACCCAGCCCCACAAAAATTACTGTGTGTATTCTCCTACCTTTGACATATCAATTAACATTTCGACTATGTCTCTGCGACTGCGGCCAGTCTCACGAACTAACATCGTCAGTTTCTCGTGATGCTGCTCGGTAATGCGAACGTGTAATCCGCTTCGGTTTTCGTCAGGTCTAATCTTTGAAACCCTGACCTCATCCTCCTGTGTAGTTGTAGTTGTCTTACTCATTGGCGTCTAGCTTGCCACAAATTCTGGTACAAGTCAAGGTTGTTTTGGATTCAGTGTGTCATAAAAAACGGGGCTAGGTAGAAAGAGCAAGAACCTAACCCCGCACTGTGAGCGATGTGGAAAGGAAAATAACCTCATCATCACAGCTTACTTTTTGGCGTGGAACGCTTGCCACTCATCCATGATTGCCTCGGCAACCTGTAGTGCGTGGTCAGCGTCACGGCATCCTTCTTTTAAAACTTGTAAGCCGCAGCCTATCATCTGTTGGCCCATGTCTTTGCTTCGGCAACCCCGTATGCTTGACACCTCTGCCAAGGTACGCAAGTCCTCGCCGAAATCATCTGCGGCCTGTTCGGCATCAGATAGTTTATTATTTATATCGGTAGATACCAACACGGATTATTCCCTTCCCCCTTGCTTTCATTGTGACTTCCTTTCCCGCTGCCGTTACGAACGTAATTACGTTGCCGCTAGTCTCTTTCGCGATGGCGCAAGTCGGGGTGATGACCGTAACAGTATAGATTACATTGTCCACTTCAATCGATTCACCGACCTTCCGCATCACACCCCCGTAGTGGTTGCGGTAGGGCATCGTCTCCCAC